GCCTTTCCCGATTTGGGATGACGTTCAAACCTTTGACGGAAAACCTTGGAGAGGAATTGTTGACGTCATTTCGGGAGGGTTTCCTTGCCAAGACATTTCCGCCGCTGGAAAAGGAGCGGGAATCGATGGAGAGCGATCAGGAATGTGGGGAGAAATGGCGAGGATCATTCACGAAGTACGACCAAGATTCGTGTTCGTGGAAAACTCACCAATGCTCACTTCTAGGGGGCTTGGAAGAGTTCTCGGAGACTTGGCCTCAATGGGGTTTGATGCGAGATGGGGAGTGTTGGGAGCAGCGGACATTGGAGCAAACCATCAGAGGGACAGAATTTGGATTGTCGCCCGATGGAATGGCGACCTTCCACACGCCCAACACAACAGGATTAGATGGTGGGAGCAACAACAGAAAAGCATTGAAGAAGAAACAAGAGAATTGGCCAACACCCGATGCGAATTGTGGGATGAGGGGAACTCAGGACATTTGGACACCCAAGAGGAAATCGGGACATCAAGCGCAATATTCGATCAATCAGGCGGTCAGGGATGCGGAGAAATTAAAGTTTCCGACACCTCAATCATCCGACCACAGGGACAGAGGGAATATGAGCAATCCATCAATTCAACGCAGAGCAGACAAAGGAAAGCAGTTGAACCTGTCTATGGTTGCTCATCCGAATTCTGGGCAGTTGAACCCAATGTGGGTAGAGTGGCTAATGGGGTGGCCGATAGGGTGGACAGACTTAAAGCCATTGGAAACGGACAAGTCCCACTTTGTGCAGCAACCGCTTGGAAAATCCTAAATGACCAAAATTAAAGCCCATGTCCTACTTGACAGAATCAGAAGCGGAGAAGCCAGATTTGTGTCCTTGGCTAAAACAAATCAAGCCTTGGAACGGACTGGGGACTTATGTCGAACATCTAGCCAACCACTACGCATTAATGGCGATGAACAAAGGAACAATCGACCATGCCAGGCACATGACCAAGCTGCTGAAGTCGGATTTTCCTACTCTAAATACCTTGATTGTTCAACGACTGAAAGCATTAAATGACGGAATACGAAATTATCAAAATTCTTGAAGCAGAATGGATTGACCAATTAAAAGAAGCGGTTTTGACAGAACGGGAGAGGTGTGCATTGCTTTGCGAAGAAGAACGCATTAACGCCACGCATTACTCTGCCCCCACCCAATCTAACTGGTTGGCAAAGAAAATTCGCGCCCAATGATTCACTATCACGGCACACCCATATCGCCTATCAAAGCGATTGAAACTATGGGTGGCAAACACTTTTGCGTGTCCTACGCTAGACCAGATGACCTTAATCGTTGTCTACGCCTTGGGCAAAGCCTAATGCTTGATAACGGGGCATTTAGTGCTTACACCCGTAAATTGCCATTTGACCGCGATGGGTTTTATGCATGGGTAGAACCTTTGTTGGCACACCCGCATTGGGCAGTAGTGCCAGATGTGATTGACGGAACAGTTGAACAACAAAAAGAAATGGTCAAAACATGGCCTTTCCGCAAAGAATTCGGAATTCCAGTTTGGCACTTGGGATTACCGATTGACTATTTATTGGAAATCTCAGACCAATGGGGTCGTGTGTGTTTTGGGTCGGCTGGTGAGTATTGGCAGATTGGAAACACTAAATGGTGCGGAAGAATGGATGAGGCATTTAATGCTTTGGCTAAGACCTTTGGAAAACTGCCCTGGGTTCACGGACTCAGAATGTTGGGTCAAGCTGCTGGCCCTTGGCCTCTCGCCAGCGCAGATTCCACCAATGTTGCCCTTCACCATGCCGAACACGCGCCATGCGCGGGTTGTATGGCTAAACGCATAGATTCCACTAATCCACCCATTAAATGGGAAAACAAACCTTTGCAGGAATCATTTTTATGAGCCTAGTAGTGACATTCACAATTGACGGAGACCCCGTTCCAAAGGGCAGACCAAGATTTGCTAGACGCGGACAGTTTGTCCAAACATATACCGATGCCAAGACAATCGACTACGAAACCCACGTAGCGATGAAAGCCCGACAAGCAATAGGCGCATCAGAGCCATTACAAGGGGCTTTAACCGTGTTTTTATACCTCAGATATACCATACCAGTGTCATACTCAAAAAAACGCAAGGAAGCCTGTTTAGCGGGTTTGGAGTTTCCCAAAAAAGTGGACATAGATAATGTTTACAAAAGTATTACCGATGCCATGCAAGGAATTGTCTATGCCAACGACTCACAAATCGTAGAAGCGCACATCAAAAAGGTGTATGCCGAAGATGCTGGCGCAAATGTAATGGTGCAAGAGTGCGAGTAGAGCTAACCAAAGATAACGCCACGGCTTTAATGGCAAGCGTGTGGCCTAAAGTCAAAGAGGCGTTAGCTGCTGGCAAAAAACTAACGCTAGAAATTAAAGACGCAAACAAAAGCCGTGTCCAAGAGGAAAAATACCACGCCATGATTGGTGAGGTAGCAGCGCAAGCCAGCCACATGGGGTCTAAATGGGATGCTGAGAGTTGGAAACGCTTATTGGTAGACCAGTTTTGCAAGGATAGTGGCATCAAAACAAGCGTAGTAATCCCTAACCTTTCGGGCGATGGGATTGTGCAACTAGGTATGCAAACACGCAAGTTCACCAAGGAACAAGCGTCAGAATTTGTGGAATGGCTACACGCATGGGGCGCAGAGCATGGCATTACCTATTCCGAAGTTTAACTATTACAGAAGCAAAAGCCATTTAAAGAATGTGGCTAGTCTGGCTTGTCAGCATTGTGGAATGGAAGGGCAAACCCAAGCAGCGCACAGTAATTGGGCTAAACACGGCAAAGGCAGAGGAATTAAGGCTTCTGACGAGTACACAGCAGCTTTGTGCTACCCATGTCACGCGCAGTTAGACCAAGGTATGTGTCTGACAAAAGAGGAACGCCAGACCATGTGGGACAACGCTTATATGAAAACCCTAATCGAACTAAAAAAACAGGGTTTATGGATAAAATAAAGGCGTTGGTAGCCGTAAAAAGGGTTAGCGCCTTTTGTATTTAAACTAATTCGTGTTGTGCGGATGCAAAACTCTGCTTTATGAGAACGGCTATCAACTACTTTTTGGGATGAGCCTTATTCATACTGGTTTTTTCATGCGTTTTAAGTTCTTTTGCAATAGAGTCAACTTTGCGCTGTTCCGCTTTGAATTCACGCTGGACAACATAATGCTTGGGTGTTTGGTGTTCTGCTTTTTCACGGGTTAGCTTAAAATTTGTAGGCATCGAAAAAACTCCTATAATGGATACGGCATTGTACAATGTCGATTAACCTTGCAAGGAAATATCATGGGAAAAATGGATTCAAACAAAGGTGTGAAAAGCACCACAGGCGCAACCCCACCCAAAGGTGCATCATCTAGCGATATGTCTGGTGAGCGCATGGGCAAAATCGTAGGTGGTGTTGCTATGGGTAAAGAAGACAAAACTGCTGGTATGGAAGGCGAGTTCAATACTGGTCGTACTGCTGGCACTTGCTACACACATACGCGTCAAAACTATCGTTAAAGCGAAACCCCATTAGACAGTCGGGTCTAACGGGGCTTCTAACCACATCAAAAAGGAGTTGATATGGCTGGTGAGTATTGTAGGGACTGTCGGCATTACCACGACACTAATTCTATTTTGGGTTTGTGCCGTAGGTATCCGACATATCAGAATCGAAGCCCACAAGAAATTTGTGGCGAATTTTCGGTGAAAGCAGTTGCCGAACTTACCCCCGTTAACGCGGGGGATTTTTTGCCTGAGAAAAAACGTATGGGCAGACCGCCTAAGGCTAAAGAGGTGGCAGAATGAACGTCAAACCACTGAGAGACAAAATCATTGTCAAGCCCGAACCAAGGGTCAAATCACTTATATTAGACACATCATTGATGGCAGAAGCAGACTCAAGAGGTACTGTGGTCGCTGTGGGTGACGATGCACTAGCCCAAGGGCTAAACATTGGCGATAAGGTGCTATTTGGTACTTTAGCCAAGGATTTCAAAGACGAGTATTTGAAGTTTGAGGAACTTAACCTAAATGGTGAGCGTCACTTAAAGATGTCATGGCAAGATATTGCCGCAGTATTGGAAGAAGCATGAACAAAGACCTAATCAACCTGAGAATCCAAGACCTAATCAGCAAAGGCAAGGAGCTTGAACAGCAAATCCACCAAATAAATGGTGCTTTGCAACAATGCCAATGGACACTATCCGAACTGGAGAAATCTGATGCCACTCAAGAAGTCAGCGACACCCAAAGCGTTTGAAGCTAACCTAAAGGCTGAGTTAAAGGCTGGTAAGCCTAAGGCTCAAGCTGTGGCAATAGCGTATTCTGTCAAGCGTGAGGCTGAAAAGTCTAAAAAGTCTAAAAAGTGACTGAAAAGGTTAAAAAGCAATGAAAAAGCACGACAAGCCCATAGAGCATAAGACCACGGGTAAAGGCAAGACTTACAACCCAACGGACAAAGGTGCTGGCATGACCGCAAAAGGTCGTGCTGAATACAATGCCAAGAACAACGCCAATCTAAAGCCACCAGCCCCAAACCCTAAGACCGAGAAGGATAAGGGCAGGAAAGCATCATTTTGCGCCCGCATGGAAGGGGTAGTCGCAAACGCTAAAGGCCCTGCTGAACGCGCAAAGGCATCATTAAAGAACTGGAACTGCTAATGAAAACAGGTTTATATGCAAATATCCATGCCAAACAAGAACGTATCGAGCGCGAGAAGAAAGAAGGCAAGCCCGTAGAAAAGATGAGAGCCGTAGGCTCAAAGGGTGCGCCTACCGCTAAAGCATTTAAGGAGTCGGCTAAGACCGCAAAGAAATGACAGACGAGAAACGCCCAGTCGGTAGACCAACCCTATATGACCCATCATATTGCGAGAAAGTCATAGAACTTGGCAAAATCGGCAAATCTATAGAACAAATTGCTTCAAATTTGGGCATAGGTACTAGAACTTTGTTTACATGGAAAGACACGCACGAAGAATTTCGGCATGCCTTGGATGAAGCGAAGGAACATGAACTAGATTGGTGGGAGTCAATAGCCCAGGCAATGATGGTCGAGAACAAAGACAGCGACAAGTTGAATGCTTCAATCTGGTCTAGAAGCATGGCAGCGAGATTCCCTAAGAAGTACCGTGAAAGCACTAAGACTGAAATAACAGGCGCAGAAGGCTCGCCACTCCTTACGGGCATCCAAGTCACCTTTGTAAAGCCGAATGAATGAAGTTGCTCAAGCAATAGGTAATGCGGAATTCCCGTTAAAACTGCAATGCTTGTTTGAGAAAAGCCGATACAAGGTGCTGTACGGTGGTCGAGGCGGTGCAAAGTCATGGGGAGTGTCTAGGGCTTTGCTGATTAAGGCAGCCAAAGAACCGCTACGCATACTGTGCGCCCGTGAGTTCCAGACTTCTATCAGGGATTCCGTACATAAACTGCTCTGTGACCAGATAGTCGCGTTAGGCTTATTAGGCTTCTACGAGATAACCCAGACATCTATTCGGGGCAAGAACGGTTCAGAATTTGCTTTTGTTGGACTGAAGAACAATGTTTCTAACGTCAAATCCTACGAAGGTGTGGATATAGCATGGGTAGAAGAAGCCCAGACAACCAGCCGACAAAGCTGGAATGTGCTGATTCCTACTATCCGTAAGCAAGACTCTGAGATATGGATTACGTTTAACCCAGAGCTAGAAACAGACGAAACCTATCAGCGCTTTGTCATTAACAAACCACCCAACGCGCTAGTGCAAAAGGTTAACTGGTCAGACAACCCGTGGTTTCCTGATACTTTGAGAGACGAGAAAGAACAGCTAAAGTACCGTGACCCACAAGCGTACAACGTAGTCTGGGAGGGTTTATGCCGACAAACTGTAGATGGCGCTGTGTTTGCCAAAGAAATACAGATGGCAGAGTTAGATGACCGTATCACTAGGGTGAACTATGACGCTACAAAGCCAGTACACGCGATATTTGACTTAGGTTGGTCAGACGCTACGGCTATATGGTTCTTGCAGTTTGTGGGCATGGAAACGCGCCTAATCCGCTACATAGAGGGCAACCAGACAACCATGAGCGACTACTTAGCGAAAATGCAAACCTATGGCTAT